GCAAGACTGTTTGGGATTTTTCTGGCGCAAGCAATCTTAAAGAATTACAAAAAAGATTACGATCTACCATCATGCTCAGAAGAAAAAAGAAAGATGTATTGACTGACTTGCCTGATAAAGTAAGACAAGTGATTGTTCTTGGTAGAGATCATTATGGTCAGGAATTAGAAAAAGAATATGATACTTGGTCAGATGTGATCGCAGAAACATCATCTAATGATATACCTTTTGATAAAATGTCAGGTGTTAGACATCAAATGGCTTTGAAGAAAGTGGCTCATGTTGTAGAACATGTATCTACTATTGATCACAAGGTTGTAGTGTTTGCTCATCATAAAGATGTCATAGCTGGCATCAAAGAAGGCTTAGAAAAACACGACAAGAAAGTGGTTATCTTAACTGGTGACATGTCAACTAAAGCCAGACAAGTATCAATTGACGAATTTCAGAAAGGTGATGCTGATGTTTTCATAGGAAGCATACAGGCTTCTGGTGTAGGAATTACATTAACAGCATCTAGTCATGTGGTTTTTGCAGAAATGGATTGGGTTCCAGCTAACATGAACCAAGCAGAAGATCGTTGTCATCGAATTGGACAAAAGGATTCAGTGCTTGTGCAACACATCGTAGTTGATGGATCTATTGATGCTAAATTGGCTGAAACGCTTGTTGGTAAACAGAAGATTGCTGATAAAAGTCTTGATGATCCAGAACTCGTTAATGTGATTGTTGATGAAATATCATATGATGCTGGTGAAGTTCAGAAGCTATACAAAGGCAAAAAAGTAAAAGCATTACCACCACATGTAGTAAAAGCAATGCAAGAGTGTGTTCAATTGTTAGCAAGATACTGTGATGGAGCAAACGCTGAAGATGGTACTGGATTCAATAAATTCGATTCTTCATTTGGTCACAGTGTCAATCGCATGGATAACTGGTCGATACCTATACAACATGCTGTCAAAGATATGCTCAAAAAATACAAAAAACAAATGATAGGTGTATGTGAGCACGAATACATGATAATTTACTCCTAACTTCCAATTACCTTAGTCTTGAAGTATGATGTATTGACTAGGGTAATTTTTTGTCTTATCGACTGACCTAGCAGACAAGCCAAGACGATAAGACTTTATTCTCATAGGAGTAATAAAATGGCAAATTCAACTTTTAGTGGACCAGTCCGATCAGTGGGCGGTTTTAATGTAATTAACGAAGCTAGTGGTACAGGTGCGGTTACTCAGACAGGTTTCTCTGTCAACTCTACTGGACAGCTTATTTCTTTAGGAACTAGGAAAATACAAACTTTCGCAGTTTCTCTTGCTAGTACAAATGCAGCTTCTGTAACTTATGGTGATAACGATGTACTGGTTGAGCTTGGACAGCTAAACTCAGATCATCCTGATGCTCTTGTTACAGCGAGTAAGTTTTTTATACATAAAGTAGTTTTGGGTGTAACAACAGCTGCAGCCAGTGATGCTAATTCACTAGCAAATTTACAGCTTAGTGCTACTTCAGGTACAGCTACTAATACAGCTATCTCATCAGGTACAGAAATTGTGGGTGCTGGTGTTGCTTCATTCAATCCAAGAATTTCTGCTACTGATTCAGTAACAGAAGTGGACATTGATTTAGATGCTACTGCTGGAACTTATCATGTATTTGAACCAAACATAAGTGCTGCAATTGCGAGTAATGTACTTTATATGTGCGCTGGAGATGCATGCGACACAGCCCTAACTGCGTTTCGTGGTACTCTTGAAATAGAATACTCAGTATTTTAAGGAGTAAATTATGGCAGATACAGTAACAACACAAACCATACAAGATGGTGAAAGAACAGCTGTCTTAAAATTTACCAATGTCAGCGATGGCAGTGGTGAGAATGCTGTTAAGAAAGTTGATGTTTCAGCCTTAGCAACTAGCTCATCAGGAAAAGCATGCACTGAAGTTCATATTCAAAGATTATATTGGGCAACAGTTGGCATGTCAGTAAAATTAGAGTTTGATGCAACACAAAATGTATTGGCAATAGGATTGCCAGCTGATTCTACAGGTGATGAATATTACGATAATTTTACTGCAATTCCTAATAATGCTGGTTCTGGTAAGACAGGTGACATTGACTTCACTACTACAGGGCACTCAAGTGGCGATAGCTACATGATTATTCTTGAATTAATTAAGAAATATTAAAATTGGCACTATCAAATAGTAAAAATTTCGAGCCTGATGTTGGTGAGTTTATAGAAGAAGCATTCGAAAGATGTGGAATTGAACTTCGTACTGGCTATGATTTGAAATCAGCCCAAAGAAGTTTGAATCTCATGCTTGCAGAATGGTCGAATCGTGGTTTAAACCAGTGGACTGTAGCATCAAAAACTGTGGCGATGGTCAAAGATACTGTGACTTACAATATCGATACCACTAACGCAACAGCACCTATAGATGTTTTAGATGCATTCATTCGTGAAACAACGAACAATGTAAACACTGACATACCACTTACCAGAATAAGCAGATCTCAGTATTCTGGGCTTGCCAGCAAAGGATCGACATCAAGACCTAATCAATATTTTGTTGATAAACAAAATACACCTACTGTTACTGTATATCCAGCACCAGATAAATCTAGCACATACACACTACATATGAACGTGTTGACTAGAATGGATGATGCTGATGCTGGAGAGAACACTATGGATATGCCATTTAGGTTTTATCCATGTCTAGCTGCTGGTTTGGCTTACTACATATCTTTGAAAAGAGCACCAGATCGAACTGGTGTGTTGAAACAACTCTACGAAGAAGAATTCCTTCGTGCTATGAATACTGACGAGGAGCGTGCATCATACAGAGTTAAGCCTGATTTAAGAAGTTATAACAGAGCGTAATGGCTAAATTCTACAGCAACAAAAGATCGACATATGGTATCTGCGACATCACTGGTTTTAGATATAACTTATGTGATATGAAAAAAACTTGGAATGGCTTGATGGTTGGACCAGATCAGTTTGATCCCAAACATCCACAGCTTAGTCCTAGATCAGCACCAATAGAAGAAAGACCATTACCAGATGCGAGAGCAGATACTTCAGATGATAATAACTTTTTTGTGGTATATACTAATGTAGGACTAGGAAAGCTAGGAAAACAATTATCTACTTTTGAATCGACATTCAGCGTAGGAGAGGTTTCGATAACAACATGAGTTGGACTTTAAGCACATTAAAAACAGCAATTGGTGATTATTTGGAGTCAAGTGAGACAACATTCACAAATAATCTTGATAATTTTATTAAAGAATCAGAAGATAGAATATTAAAATTAGTTGAAATTACAGATCAAAGGAAGAATGTACAAGCAACTGGATCTGCAAGCAATCGATTCTTAGCAGTTCCAACTGATTTCCTTGCGCCTATGAGTTTAGCTGTAGTACAAAGCAACTCATATGACTACCTAGATTTGAAGCATCCTAGTTTTTTGAGAGAATACAGTCCCACCACAACAGCTACAGGAAAGCCAAAATATTATGCGATTTTTAGTCAAGAGTCTTTCTCATTATCGCCAGTACCAGATTCTGCTTACACTTTTGAGTTACATTACTTGCATAAACCAGCTAGTTTAACTATTGGTGGCGATAGTGGAACGACAGTTTTAGCCACTGACTATCCAGATGCATTACTGTATGGTGCGTTGTGTGAGGGTGCAGTGTTTTTGAAAGAAGATTCACAAACAATACAAATGTTTGAAAATAGATTTAAAGAAGCCATATCGAGGATTAAAAACATCGCTGAAGGTCGTGACACCAGAGATGAATATAGGTATGATTCTTTAAGACGTAGAGTGACATAAATAAATAGATAGGACAAAAAATGGAGCCAATAGAGTCTTTAGAAGGCAAACGCATTGCCTTGCTTGGTTTGGGCATATCACAAATCGATTATGTTATAAGTTTAGAAAATGGAAAAGTCTGGGATGAAGTCTGGGCGATAAATTCTGTGGCTGGCGCATTGCGCTGTGACAGACTTTTTATGATGGATCCAGCAAGCAGATTTTTTGATTCTGATGATGCTGGCAAACAGACATCTGTTATGCGCAAAATATTACCAGAAATAAAAGTGCCAGTTTATACTTGCGAATTGGATGAAAGAGTACCTAGTGCTGTAGAATATCCATTAGAAGAAATATGCAATTACACAAAATGTGCTTATTTTAATAATACAGTAGCATATGCACTTGGATTCGCTATGTATAATAAAGTTGGTGCTATAGATCTTTTTGGTATAGATTTTAGTTATAGGCATGA